ATCCGCGCATTCTTGTCATACTGCGGCTCCCAGTGTTTGGCTGTCGGCGTTGTCGCCACGGCACAGCTAGCAAAGTGACATTCCCAATAGTCAACGCGGTTCGCGCCGCTATGCCAATCCGCCCATTCGACACGCCCGCTCGGGAGAATATCGCCGCTGGCTGTCTTGTCATAGATAACGGAGGCAGTTTCAGTTGTCGCCCCATCAGGCAGGCGAACCGTTGTGATCCCACGATGTGCAATCACACTCATCGCGCTTGCTCCTGCATTTCAAGATAGAGCATATGCCAGTACACGATGTCATAGTCCCACGCGCCACGATGCCTGCTCCAGACGCGGTACACGATCTGTGCCTCGTCAATGACGGCGCGGATATGGCGCTCCTGCCCGGCGCACCGCCAGATCGTGCCGACGGGAAACTGCGCAAGCGTGGCAAGGCGCGCGGCCTCGCGGTTGTGCTCCGTTAGCGGGACATCATTGGGATGGGCAGGCACCGTGTCAAAGCCCGCGAGCCACTGACGATACTCCTCACTCATGCCCATAGCGTGCTTCCTCGCTGGCGCCCCGACGCTGCACACATTCTACCACGGCGCGCAGCGTCCCCCGCGCGGTCGCTGCGGCGGCGGCGAAGCGCTGCGCGTCGGCGCACGGGTCGTTGACGGCGGCCAGCAGATGCCCGCGCGCGCGGCGTAGCGTCTCAGCCATAGCGATCAGGTCGGTGCGCGTCGTGTTCACGGTGTTTTCTCCTCTGGAGGCGGCGGCTTGACCCCGCGCTGCAACGCGCGCGTCAACCGCTCAATGACCTGCTCTTCAGCATCGATGTGCAGCTGATAGGCATGGATGCGCAGGCGGTCGGGTATCAGGTCGCGCGTGCGCTCGGCGGCCAACACCAGCGGGGCGAAGGCCACATGGAGCAGCTCATGCATAATCACGGATCGCGTGCGCTGCTGGCTCAGGCCGCGCTTAACACGGATCGTCGCCTTGAGGTAGCGCGACTCCTGGCAACAGATGCCGTCCGCGTCGTTGTCTGCGTCCGTATCCTCGTCGCCGTCACCGTCAGCGTCGGCGCGCGGGTTCGCCACAAAGAGCAGCCACAGATCCCACGCGTCGTCAATGCCGAGCAGCGAGCGGCAGTCGTTGAAATACTCGGCGGCCCAATCGGGCGGGCGCGTGTCGTTGAAATTTTCGCCGTCTGCCGTCGTCACCGGCAGCAGCGCATCACAGCCGCCGCACGCCAGCACGCCCGGCAGCACGTCGGTGGTGTGGCTGCACTCAGGGCAGGTATAGGTGATGATGCTCACGGCGTCGGCTCCTCTGGGGGCGGCGCCACCATCCGCGCGGCGGGCGCCGGGCCCGTCGGCGGGAACAGCGGGCGCCGGTTAAAGCGGAAGTCCTCGAAGCCGTCGCGGTACGCCCGCTCGGCGGCTTCCGGCGTGTCCTGTCCCGTGCCGACGTTCCACATGCCAAGCAGCACGCCCCACGACACGGCGATCTGCGAGGCGCGCACCAGAGCCGCCTCGTAGTTCGCCCGCGCCAGCCCCAGGCGCTGCTCGGCGGGCGCGCGCAGCTGGGCGATGGTCTCGCCGCTCTGGCCTGAGAGGTAGCGCCCGCCAAGGGCTTTCAGTTCTGGCAGGCGATCCTCGATCAGTTCGATCAGCAGGCGACACTGGCTGATCGCGTCGGCGATGTTCAGATCGGCCACCAGCGCCTGCACATTGGGCGCCGTCTGTCCCCGGCTCGTGTCGGTGTAGATCACGTTGCGGCCGGTCAAGGCAATACGCGTGGGCGCCGGGCCCGACGCACTGATGAACCAGTCAACTTTCACATGGTCGTGGATTTGCGTGTTGAGATGCGTCAACAGCGCATTGAGCCGGTCAAGGGAGGAGCGGGCGCGGTAGAAGGCGTTCAGCCCGAACGCGTCGCCCGCATCCTCGTGCGGCAGGAGCACGTAGGGGACGACGCCGAGCGTGTTGATGTAGACCGCACCGGGGCCGTTGTCTTCGCGCAGCATCAGGTCGTAGGGGATGAGGCCATTCTGGAGGACACGATACGTGCGCGTGTCCTCTTTGGTGAGCACCTCGCGGATCGTGACGCGCTCCTGGGCGTCGCCGAGGCCATAGAGGATGTCATACTCCAGCTCGGCGCCGGTGACGTTGCCGCGCGGGTCCAGCTCCACATCGCGGATGACACGCGGGTGCTCGGGTTTGAGGTAGACGCGCCGCCGCGCCGGGTCGGGGTCGTCCTGGGCCACGATGCGCAGGCCGACGGTGCCATGCATCGGGGCGAGCCGTGCGATCTGCTGCTTTGCTAAGTCCATGTTGGACGTTGCCCAAATGGCGTCAAGTGCAGGCAGCAGCAGCGCGTTGTCGCTCTGCGCGCGGATGTCGGTGGGGGCATCCTCGGCGGCATCGTCCGTGGAGCGGCGGAACAGCCCGCCGAATACGTGCTGATAGAGGCCCACGACCTCGGCCACGGGGTTGTAGAGCCCCGCCAGATCGGCGGCGCTGGCGTTGCCGAGCGTGGCGTTGATCTGCTCGCGTAGCCCGCCCTCGCTGCTGCGCTCGTAGATGGCATTGTCGTAATACTGCTGGTTCATATCGTACACGACGGCGCGATCCTGATAGGCCGGGCGCGCCTGGTTGCCTGCCGCCGTGATCAGACGCGCCAGCGCGCTGAATGGATTCTGTGCAAACAGCGTCATACGGGCGCCTCTCTACTGAGTGCGGCGAGGGCGGCGGGGCTCCAGGCGGCATGGTCAACCAGCGCCGCCGCCCGCTGGGCGCCCATACTGAGCGCCACCGCGAGATCGATCTTGTCGGCGTAGCTACGCTTCACAATGCGCAGGCGCCGCCCCTCGCCGTCTACCTTGCGGTTGGCATTAGCGAGGTGCTGGCGGAGCGCCGCGTCGCCGTCGTGGGCAATGCGGCGGCTCACAATGGCGTCAAGCAAGCCCTTGTCCGCCTCGAGCCGTTGTACGCCCTGGGGGAACGGCACGCACGGCGTGGGGATGGGGCGCGGGGCGCTTGTGAGGCGCCGGATCAGCTGGCCGAGCAAGAACGGGTCGTAGGCCAGCTCGCGCACGGCGAAGCGTGTCACGAGGTCGCGCAGGTCGGCCTCAATCGCGTCGAAGTCCAGCGGTGCGCCTTTTGTTGGCACGTAGCCGCGCACGTAGCGCACGGCGAGGCGCTGCGCATCACGCGGGTGCGCAGAGATGAGCAGCGATGCGAACGTGTCGTTGCTCTCCGCTCCGTCAAGGGCGAGGATGCACGGCTCGTGCGGCCCGAGCGGCGGCAGCGCGTCGCGGCACGCATCCCAGAGCGCGATGCTCGGCAGGAACGTGGCGACCTCGGTGGCCTCAAACGCCTCCTCTGGCGTGGCCGGGTACTCCTGGCGCATGTGCGCGCTGTCCACCGCGTCGGCCTCGGTGGCGGCGTACCAGGCGGCGTCGCGGTCGGGGCGCGCCTGCCAGGGCAGGAAGCGGAACGCAAAGCGGCCCGTGCCTGCCTGGGCACGGGCGCACAGATCGGCGAACAGGTTGGCCCGCCCGTTCGCCGTGCTCAAGACAATCAGCTGGCCGCCCGCGTCGATGGTGGGCTTCATCGCCGTATACAGTTCGGTGGCGTAGCTCATGAACGCCGCCTCGTCCAAGATCGCCAGTGAGGCGGTGAACGTGCGGCCCGCGCTGCGCGTGGCGGGCATGGACTTGATGCGCGAGCCGTTCGCCCACGCGATCTCCTCCGTGTTTTCTTTGACCACGGCGGGCAGGGCGGCGCGCAGCTCGGGCGGCAGGCGGGCGTACATCACGCTGATACGCCGCAGCAGCTCGTTGGCCTCGTCCTGGCCTTTGGAGAACGCCAGCACCACCCGGCCCGGCTGGTAGAGGCAGCGCCAGAGCGCGGCGGCGCACACGAGCCAGCTGATCCCGAGCTGGCGCGCCTTGAGGATGAGCAGCAGGCGCTCGCCCTCTACGTCGGCCAGCAGCGCACGCTGGGCGGGCCACAGACGGAACGGCATGGTGCCGCCGCCGTCGCCGTGATCCTGCGCATCATCGATGATGACGTGCTGATCGATGAAGTCAGCGAGGGGAAGCGGTGCCAGGCTAGGACTCTTCGGCGGGGTCGACAAGCGCTTCGAGAAGTCGAATTTGCTTATCTGCAATGACCCCGTGAAGGATCGCAAGCTCTTGGGCGGGTTGTGTTTTGAGCCAGTCTGTGTCACGAAAGACCTTCATTTGATCGCGCAGCGTGGTCAATCCCTCTTCCAGATACTCTAAGAGCAGCGCCCCGATGCGCTCTCGTTTTTCGGTTGCAACAACCGCAACCGCGCTGCCATTCAGCTGGCGCGACTTCCAGCTTTTAAGCGTCCCAATGGGGATGTTGAAGGTTGCAGCCACCGTAGCCGGGGCTTGGCCTGCGAGCAGCGCCGCGAGCGCTTGGGCCTTGATCGACTCGCTATAGTCAGTCATCGGCCTGCCTTATACTGCGGTATAATGTACCAAAGAGAAGTGAGCAGAGAGGCGCGACGATGCTTGACACCATG